TGGACGGGAACGGCGTGTTCGAGACGATGGCGGGGCTGCGTGCCTCGCGCCTGTCGTTCAACTCGGAAAGTGTCGATGTCACCAGCCTTGAATCGACCGGCGGCTGGCGCGAATTGCTGCGTGGGGCAGGGGTCAAGTCGGCGGCGATCTCGGGGTCGGGGATCTTCCGCGATGCGGCCACGGATGAACGCGCGCGCGCCATCTTCTTTGCGGGCGAAATGCCCGATTTTCATGTCGTGATCCCTGATTTCGGCATTGTGGAGGGGGCGTTCCAGATCACCTCGATCGAATATGCGGGCACCCATGACGGCGAGGCCACCTACGAGATCAGCATGGCCTCGGCCGGCGCGCTGACCTTCACCGCGATCTGATCCATGGGCAATCCGTGGGCCGGAGAGGTCGCGCTGGTGGTCAACGGGGAGCGGCACAGCGCCAAGCTGACGCTGGGGTCATTGGCTGAACTGGAGGACCAGCTTGGCATGGGGTCCCTGACGGAACTGGTGACCCGTTTCGAGGGGGACGGTCTGAAATCGGCGGATGTGTTGGCCCTTGTCTGTGCGGGTCTGCGGGGCGGTGGGTGGACGGGCGGCATGGAAGACCTGCTCCATGCCGAGATCGAGGGTGGCATCCTGGAGGCGGCGCGGATCGCTGCGCGTCTGCTGGTGCTGGCCTTCCGGCCCATTTCTTGAGGACCGGGCCGATGGATGCAGCCGCAAAGGGCTTCGACTGGCCCGCGCTGATGCGGGTCGCCTATCACGGTCTGGGCCTGAGCCCTGACGCGTTCTGGCGTCTGACCCCCGCCGAATTCCTGATCCTGCTCGGCCCCGAAAGCGGGTCCGCGCCCCTGCGCCGGGATGCCTTCGAGGCGTTGCTGGCACGGTATCCCGACAAAAAACCTGAAGGAGGACGGACATGACCGAGATGGATGACACACTCGCCCGATTCGACACCGAGATCGCCGAACTGGAGACGAGCCTTTCGGGCGCCACCTCGATGGCCGCAGCATTCCAGGGTGAACTGCGCGAGATGCAGGGCGCGATGCTGTATACCGGGCGCGAGGTCGACTCGATGAGCCGCGCATTGGGCGGCGGCTTGCGGCGCGCCTTCGATGGCGTCGTGTTTGACGGGATGCGCCTGTCCGATGCGTTGCGATCGGTTGCGACCTCGATGGTCGATGCGGCCTACAACACCGCGATGCGGCCCGTGCAGAACGCGTTGGGCAGCGTGATCTCCAACGGCATGAACGGATTGCTCAGCGGCATCCTGCCCTTCGAGAAAGGTGGCGCGATCAGCCAGGGCCGGGTGATGCCCTTTGCGCGGGGCGGTGTGGTGAACAGCCCCACCAACTTCCCGATGCGCGGCGGCACGGGCCTGATGGGCGAAGCCGGTCCAGAGGCGATCATGCCCCTGAGGCGTGGTCCCGACGGCAAGCTGGGCGTCGCTGCCGCGGGCGGCGGCGGGGCGGTCCATGTCACGATGAACATCACCTCGCCCGATGTGGCGGGGTTCCGACGGTCTTCCAGCCAGGTGGCGGCGGAAATGCAGCGCGCTTTGGCGCGTGGCCAACGGAATCGGTGAGAGGGGAATAGTCATGGGATTTCATGAGGTTCGTTTTCCCGCTAACCTGAGCTTCGGCTCGGTCGGCGGGCCAGAACGGCGCACGGAAGTGGTGGCGCTGACAAACGGGTTCGAGGAGCGCAACAGCCCCTGGGCCCATTCGCGCCGTCGCTACGATGCGGGTGTGGCTGTGCGATCGCTTGATGATATTGCGCTGATGATCGATTTCTTCGAGGCTCGGCGGGGCCAATTGTACGGGTTCCGCTGGAAGGACTGGTCGGATTACAAATCCTCCAAGCCTTCGGTCGCGCCCGGCTTCCGGGACCAGCGGATCGGCACCGGCGACGGCGTGACGCGCGTTTTCCAGCTGAGCAAATCCTACCAGTCCGGTCTGAACTCCTACGCGCGGCCCATCGGCAAGCCAGTGGAGGGCACAGTTCTGGCGGGGGTTTCGGTGGATGAACTGGTCGCTGGAGTGCATTTCAGCGTCAACCACACCACCGGTATCATCACCTTCGTCGATGCACCTCCTATCGGTGCCGAGGTCACCGCGGGCTTCGAATTCGACGTGCCGGTGCGTTTTGACACCAACGCGATTCAGACATCTGTCGCGTCGTTTCAGGCGGGCGAAATGCCCAATGTCCCCGTTGTGGAGATCCGGTTATGAGAGTTGAGGCCCTCGATCTGCATCTGAAGACCGGCACAACGGGCGTGTCGCGCTGCTGGCGTGTGACGCGGGCGGATGGCGTGGCCTACGGCTTCACCGACCACGATTGCGACCTGGCCTTCGAGGGCACGATTTTCAAGGCGAATTCCGGCCTGAGCGCGGCGGCACTGAGCCAGACGACCGGCCTGTCGGTCGACAACACCGAGGCCGTCGGTGCGCTGAGCGATGCGTCCATCACCGAGGCTGACATCTTCGCGGGCCGGTTCGACGGCGCGCAGGTGGAGGCGTGGCTGGTCCAATGGTCCGAACCCGACAACCGGGTGCTTCAGTTCCGTGGATCGCTTGGAGAGATTACGCGCGCCAACGGGGCCTTTTCGGCGGAGTTGCGCGGCCTGGCCGAACGGATGAACGTGCCCACGGGGCGTGTTTACCAACGCACGTGCCAGGCGGTTCTTGGCGATGCGGACTGTGCCTTCGACCTCGATGCGCCGGGATATGTGACGGAAGTACCGGTCACGACCACGACGGGGCGGGTGTTCACTTTCAACGGCCTGGTGAATTTCGAGCCGCGCTGGTTCGAGCGTGGTCGCTTGCGCGTGTTGACGGGTTCTGCCGTCGGGTTGAGCGGCGCCATCAAGCTGGACCGGTTCAGTGATGGCACAAGGTCCGTCGAATTGTGGGATCACCTGCGCGCGGAAATCGCGCCCGGAGATATCGTGCGCCTGACCGCCGGATGCGACAAGCGCATGGAGACCTGCCGTCTCAAATTCGCCAACCTTCTGAATTTTCAAGGCTTCCCGGATATTCCAGGCGAGGACTGGCAAGTTGCCCACCCCACCCGCCTGTCCTCGCGCAATGGCGGTTCGCGCCGGTGAGCCGTGTCGTCACCGCCGCGCGGGACTGGCTTGGCACGCCCTATGTGCATCAGGCGTCCTGCAAGGGTGCGGGAAGCGATTGCCTCGGTCTGCTGCTTGGCCTTTGGCGTGAGTTGAACGGGCCGCTTCCAGCACCCGTGCCCGCCTACACCAACGATTGGTCAGAGGCGTCTGGCGAGGAACGGTTGCTTGTCGCCTTGCGGGCCCATTTGACCGAGAAGAATCTGGCGGATGCCGCCCCTGGTGATGTCCTGATCTTCCGGATGCGAACGGGTGGCGTGGCCAAGCATGTGGGCCTGCAAACGCAGGTCCGCCCCAGTGCCCGGTTCATTCATGCCTATTCCGGGCACGGCGTCATGGAAGGCGCGCTGACCGCACCCTGGGCGCGGCGCGTGGTGGCGCGATTTGTCTTTCCCTGCACGACTCCCGCCCCCGAAAGGACCTGACCCATGGCAACACTTCTTCTTTCCGCTGCCGGCGCCGCGGTGGGTGGCCTGATCAACGCCCCCATCCTCGGCATGACCGGCGCCGTGCTGGGCCGTGCGGTGGGCGCGACGCTTGGCCGGGTGATCGACCAGCGCCTTCTGGGCAGCGGAAGCCAATCGATCGAGACCGGGCGCACGGACCGGTTGCGCATCACTGGAGCCGGAGAAGGCGCGCCGATTGCGCAGCTCTTTGGCCGTATGCGGCTGGGCGGACACGTGGTCTGGTCGACCCAATTTCTGGAGCGGAAATCGACATCCGGCGGTGGTAAGGGAGCGCCGCCACAGCCAAAGACCACCACATTCTCCTATTCCGTCAGTCTTGCCGTTGCCCTGTGCGAAGGCGAGATCGCACGCGTAGGTCGGATCTGGGCCGATGGGGTGGAGATTGACCGTGAAAGCGCGACCTGGCGGCTTTACAAGGGCACAACCGACCAGATGCCCGATCCGCTGATGGAAGCGATCGAGGGTGAAGGCGCGGTGCCGGCCTATCGCGGCACGGCCTATGTCGTGTTCGAGGATCTGGACCTGACACCCTATGGCAACCGGGTGCCGCAATTCGCCTTCGAGGTGGTGCGCCCGGCACAGCCGGTTCGGCCCCATGTCCCCTCGGCGGCGGAAGCGGTGCGGGCCGTGGCCCTGATGCCCGGCACTGGCGAATACGCCCTTGCTACAACCGCCGTCAGCATACGCCGCGGCTTGGCGGGAGGGAGCTCCACCAATGTCAGCGCCGAAGGCGGCGTCAGCGACTTTTCCCAATCGCTGGAGCATCTGCGAGATACCTTGCCCAATCTTGCATCCATCTCGCTGATCTATTCCTGGTTCGGCGATGATCTGCGTGCAGGGTTCTGCACCACGCGTCCGAAGGTCGAACAGACCGAGATCGATGGCCTTCAGATGCCATGGAGCGCGGGCGGGATCAAACGCCCCGCCGCGCAAGAGATCGCTCAAATCGACGGGCGCCCCGTCTATGGAGGGACGCCTGCCGATACCTCCGTGATCGAGGCAATCCGCGCCATCACGGCAGGCGGTCAGGCCGTCACGTTTTATCCATTTCTGCTGATGGAAATCCTGGCAGGCAATGGTCTGCCTGACCCATATGGCGGAGCCGAACAATCGGCATTGCCGTGGCGCGGTCGGATAACCGGTGCGGTGGCGCCCGGGCAGGCCGACACGACCGACCGCACGGCACTCAATCGCGCCGCGGTGGAGGCCTTCTTCGGCACGGTGACCGCGTCCGATTTCGTTGTCGGAAGCGGTGTCGAATATACTGGTCCTGCGGAGTGGAGCTATAGCCGTTTCATCCTGCATTCTGCGGCCCTATGCGCCGCTGCGGGCGACGTCGAAGCGTTCTGCATCGGATCCGAGATGCGCGGGATGACGCAGATGCGGGACCACGAGGGTTTTCCGGCCGTCAACGCGCTGATCGCGCTGGCTGCCGAAGTGCGCATCCTGCTGCCTGACGTGACAATCACCTATGCTGCCGACTGGTCCGAATATTTCGGCTATCATCCGCAAGACGGTTCGGGCGATGTATTCTATCCCCTCGACGCGCTTTGGTCGGATGACAATATCGATGTAATCGCCATCGATAATTATATGCCGCTGAGCGACTGGCGCGAGGGAACGGACCACATTGATCACGCCAAAGGTCCGATCCATAGCCTGGACTATTTGAAATCTGGAATCGAAGGCGGTGAGGGGTTCGACTGGTATTATCCCGGTTCGGAAGCTCAGGCGGCGCAGCGCCGTGAGCCAATCACCGATGGCGAGGGCGAGCCATGGACGTTCCGCTACAAGGATTTGCGCAATTGGTGGCAGAACCAACATGTCGAGCGGCGCGGTGGAGAGCGCCTTTCGCCCGCGCTGCCCGTTCTGGGCGGTATGACCTTTGATGGCAGCTTCGCGAACGGCTCGACCTATTGGGTCCCGGCATTCGCACATTCCGAAACTGCCTTGCCGAGCCTGCAACCATTCACCATGCAGTATAGCGCGAACTCTCGCATCGTGGCTGTGCCCGGCATCGGCAACGTGGTCGAATGCAACGATTCCTACCTCATCATGTCCGAGCGTGGAATGCGTCCCGTGCTGGAAAACCAGCGTATCCGCATTCGGTTCCAGACCCGTGTCTTGTCGGTGCCAACGAACGGCGAACCCCATCGCCATCAAATCTGGCTGGTGTGGCACAAGTCGGATGGCAGCTACAGCAACATCGTTTCATTGGCCAACTGGATCGGCCTGACACCTGCCGATGGATGGATTGGCCGGGATGTCGAGGTCTCTCCGTGGGACCTGCTGGGGACATCCGGCGTCCCAGAAGACGCAAAAGGCTGGCGGGTGATGGTCGGTCTCAATGGCTGGAGCCCGACGAGCCAGGCTGGCTCGCGCCAACAGGTCGCGGACATCCGGGTTGACGCGCTGGAACAGACAACTGGCTGGGTGCCCAGGTCAAAGCCCATATGGTTCACTGAATTCGGCTGCGCAGCGATCGACAAGGGGTCGAACCAGCCCAACAAGTTCCTCGACCCGAAATCCTCGGAAAGTGACATTCCGGCTTACTCCAACGGACGGCGTGATGACTTGGTTCAGTCCCAATACCTGCGGGCAGTCATGGATTACTGGGCCGAAGAAGGGCGAAATCCGTTGTCCGATCAATATGATGGTCCGATGATCGACCTCGCGCGCGCCCATGCCTGGGCCTGGGATGCGCGACCTTGGCCGGCTTTCCCGAACGATCGCGATCGTTGGTCGGATGGCGCGAACTGGGCGCGGGGGCATTGGCTGACGGGGCGATTGGATGCGCAACCGCTCGATCTGGTGGTAGCCGAGATCTGCGAACAGGCCGGTGTTGCGGACTACGACGTCTCGGCCCTTTACGGACTGGTGCGTGGCCATGTCTCGGGCCAAACACAATCGGCTCGTGCGCGGTTGCAGCCGCTGATGCTGGCTTTCGGCTTTCATGCCGTCGAGCGCGATGGAAAGCTGGTGTTCCTGCCCATCGCGGATGTGCCGCAGAAGATGATCGAGGCGTCCCTGACGGCACGCGATGATGACGGGGAGGGGGGCTTTACCCGCACCCGGGCGCCCGAGGCCGAAACCGTCGGTCGGTTGCGTATCGGTTACACCGAGGCCGAAGGCACGTACATCGAACAAGTGGCGGAGGCGATCTTCCCCGGCGACGGAGCCGATCAGGTCAACGATATCGATCTGCCTATGGCCCTGACCCGCGCCGAGGGGCAGGGCATGGCCGAGCGCTGGCTTGCCGAGGGTCGCGTGGCCCAGGATACGTTGCGCTTCGCGCTGCCGCCCTCCGACCGGGCGCTTGGCGCGGGGGCCTTGGTCGCCACTGACGACGGCCGCACTTGGCGCGTCGATCGCGTCGAGGATCGCGGCTATCGCCAGATCGAGGCCATCCGGGTGGAGCCAACCACCGCGATCCCGTCGGACGAGGTGGAGGAAGTCGCCAGTTTCGAGGCCTTCGTGCCGCCGCTGCCGGTCACGCCGATATTCATGGACCTGCCGCTTCTGACCGGGGACGAGGTCGAACACGCGCCGCATCTGGCCGTGGCGGCCGACCCTTGGCCCGGCACTGCTGCGGTCTATTCCGCACCAGGCCCCGATGGTTTCACGCTCAACAAGCTGGTGGAGCAACCGGCGGTTGTCGGCACGCTCCTGACACCACTTCTGGCGCAGAAATCGGGCATCTGGGATCGCTCCGGCGCGCTGCAGGTTCGACTTGAAACGGGGACACTCTCCTCGGCCGAGGTGGCCTCGGTCCTCGCGGGGGCAAATGCCGCGGCGATCGGCAGCGGCACGGACGATGTCTGGGAGATCCTCCAGTTCGCCCAAGCCACGCTGGTCGGCGCCGACACCTGGGAGATCGGACTGCGCCTGCGGGGCCAGCAAGGCACCGACGCGATCATGCCGGCAATTTGGCCCGAAGGCAGCCTCTTCGTGCTGCTCGACAGTGCGGTCACGCAGGTCGACCTGGCCAGTTCGGCGCGCGGGTTGGAGCGTTATTGGCGCACCGGCCCGGCGCGGCGCGCGGTAGATGATGCAAGCTACACCGAAACCATCGCGGCGTTCCAAGGCGTCGGCCTACGCCCCTACAGCCCTGTCCACCTGCGCCATGCCCGCAACGGCAGCGCACAGGACATCGGTTGGATCCGCCGCTCGCGGATCGACGCGGACAGTTGGGACGGCACAGACGTGC